GGACCAGTATTTGCATTACTAACATATCCGTTTTCAAAATACGCAGAAGCTATTAGTTTATTACCTTTTATATTTTGAGCAGATCCAGCGTCTCCAATGCCAATATCACTACCATCAGTAGTTTTAACCTGGATATTCATTGCATCTCTATATTCGCCGTTTGGAACAAGTCTTTCGTCTGCATCCTTGTTCATTCTTCCGGCATGAAAACTGTGTTTAATTTCCGGCATAATATTACTTTATTTGTTTACCCATTCCTTTTAGAACTTGAGTAAATTCTTCTATCTTAATATTAGATAATCTAATTTTTGCTTTTCTAGTTTCAGCAAACTTTTCTTTTTTAAATCTTTGAACTATATATTCGGGAATATTAGATCTTGAAGATAATACACCATACATAATCCACTTATAACAAGCTTCTTCGCAAAACTTATGTACAACCATTTCTCCATCTGTTCCTAAACCATCACTTATATATTTTAATATAATAGTATTGCCAGTTAAAGCAGAACTAAAATGTATATAACCTCTATCATAATCTATATAAAAACTTCCATGAACGTGAGCATGCTGTGGATCTAATCCATATCTTCTTCCTCTATTATCTATTTCAACATCAGTAGAATCAGTAGCGTTTATATTTGGTTCGACCTCTTGAGATTTATAACTATTCCATGTATTACTAGGACTTTGTTCATCTAAATTATCTAATTGAGAATCAAAATCTGTATCAGAATATGTATAATTTCCATCATCATCTTGTTCTATGGCGAATGGATTAGAAGTTTTACCAGTTGGATATATATTTCTTTCTATGCCATCATCACCAACACTAACCAACTTAACGTAATTAACATAATCTTGAGGTAGCACCATAACTAAGGATGGTGGAACTTCTATTTCTTGAGATTTAACAGAACGAAAAACATCGTATGATAATTCTTGTATAGCACGCATAGCGTGAAACTGAACATCTGTTCTATTAATTCTACTAATTATTTTGTCTTCACCCACATGAATAACCATGAAAGCATTTATTATATTATCTAAAGTAGTAAATCGATAGTTACCATAACTATCAGAGTTGTCACTTGAATAATATTGATATTGAGTTTGATTATCTAATAATCCCATAATTAATCATTTTGTGATTGTTTTGTATATTGTTTATCTGCCATTCCTGCTTGCATTGCGTCGGCACTTCTTATAACTATTCCAGCTAATTCTAATATTCTCATTACTAATCTCTCTTCTTCGGAAACATGAAGTTCAAAGTTTTTTAAAGTAGAATCTGATGAGTTATGTAAAGCTCTGCCCTTTACAACAACATAAGTCCAGTTTGGAGTTGATGGTACTTTATAATAATGTACACTATATGTTGTATCTGATGATGGGGTTGGGTATAAAGTTATAACCTCATTACCAGTGTTATTAGTAAATGTAGCATTTTCTCTAACGTATACTGGTCTTGTTGATACAGCTTTTGTTAAAGGATTGTTTTCCGTATAAGCAATTTGTTTTTTTGTTAACTCTGTAACTTCTGTGGTACCCATTAATACAACATCTATTAAATATAATGAAGTGGGTAAATTAGCGGTTGCAGTATCAGCAGATTGTGTAAACGACGTAGAAGTTTTAAATGGATGAAGTTTTTCTTCTATCATCCGTATCTCATCAGCATGAGTTGTTTCATTTTTAATTTTTTGTCTAGCTGTTTTTAAATCATGAAAATAGCTATCAAATATTTCCATTTGAGCTTTATCAGCTAGTAAGTTATATTCTTGAGGCGTTATATAGCCTCTTTGTTCTTTATTAGCTAGAGTTAAAACCTTTTGATATACTGTGTCTATATTTATTGCCATAATTATTATTATTTATAATAAGGAAATTGTTTATTTAACCACTGCTTTCTTCTATTGCATCCACAACTCTTTTTGCCTATAGCTTGCATAGCTAATTCAGTTAATGTTTTTAATCCAGTAGTTTTTGTTATTTTTTCAATTGAGTCTCCTAATCCTCGTGATTCCATAATAGTATATTTTACTATACTATAGTTACATAATAACGAGAAAGGTTAGCACTTAAATAAAAATAGCCACTCCTTTCGGGTGGCTATCTTTACTATTTAGAAAAATTATTATTTTAATCTTTTTTCTATATTGGAATATATTTCCATTCCTTCATCGGTTTTAAACCAGTGAGCTAATGCGGTATATGGATGCTCATCAAATGGAACAACCATTAATTTTCTACCATTATTACCCCACGTAAATGTTCTATTATCACTAGATAATTTTATAATACCTAACTCAGTAGCTTTAATACCAAAGTTTCTAAGCTGTACATTTTCATCACCTACGAGTTCTAAGAATAATTTAGGATTTCTTTTAGCAAATAATAGTAAATCGCGTTTAAGCTCCTGAGAACTCATCTTAGATACCTTAGAACCTAATTCTACCCTCATAACAGCTTCAACTGTATCTATATCTAAATTTCGTGCTGCTAAAAGTGCATCAACTTCTAATTCTAATACATCAATTTGTGTTTCTGCTACAACTTCTGGTTTCCACTCTGAATAAACAACATTTCTATGTGGATGATATAATGATAATAATTTTTGTAAAGTTGTTTTATTTTTAGGTACCATTAATGTTCCTGATCTAAATATAATGTGTTCCATTCTTTGATCACCTTTCATTTCATCAACAAACGGCGTTCTTTGATTTGAACAATATTTTAACTCTCTTTCGTAACCCTTTTCTTCGTCAAAATAATATACATTAGCTGATCTTAACATATAAGATAGTGGTTTTAATCCATTTTTTAAAAAATAAGTTCTATTTTTTATTTCCCACTTATTTTTTGTATCTGGTTTTTTAATTGATTGTGATGTCACCTTTGTTTCAGGCTCTTTTATCATCACATCTTCTGGTCGAGGTATACTTTCCTCAACTATTGTTGTCTTTTTTTTCTTTGCCATAATATAATATAATAAAAAATTAATAAAAATAAAAAGAGTGGAGAATTAACTCCACTCCTTTTAAATAATAGTGCTTACTTCATTAACATAAAGTTGTTTGCACCTTGTGTAACTAAACATCTTTCAGATAGCATGTGTATCTCCATCGCATCTAATGCAGATGTAGCTGCTCCAACCGAACCAGTAACCCAAGTTTTTAATCTTCGATTATCTGTTTGCGAAGCTCTATATCTAACATGTAAGAATGGTCTCTTCATATTTTTACCTAACATTTGGTCATAAACAGAAGATGTTCCAGCTGGTACTATAACACCTCTAATAGCGTTAACAGTATCTCTAGAATTAATACCACCTCTTGTAGCTTTGTCATTTAAGTATCTAAAATCAGATTTGTAAAAGTCATAAGAACCTCGTCTAAATCCTGAGAAACCTAAGTTTAATGCCATATCTTCTGAGTTGTCGAATACTCCATAAGAAGTACCTCCAGCTCCATAAGAATTCATTGAAGCTAACATATCATCTATCGCAAGAGACGTAGCTCTATTAACAAACATCATGTTTTCTTCAATAGCACCTTGGTTATCAAACTCAGCTAAGATAGCATCAAATTCTGCTAAATCAGTAGCAGCATTAACACCTGTTACACCCGTAGTTATATTACCTCTATCTTCGATAGCGTGAAATAAACCTTGAGTACCCCATTGTCCACCATCTGTATCAGCTCCAGATAAGAATTGATCAACTTCAGAATTAGCTGTTGTTACCTTAATAGATTCTAACATTGCCATTTCTAAGTGATCTGTAAATCTTAATCTAGTTTCAGATTCAGCTTTTAAATACCATAGATATCCACTTTCTCCATCTTCAGTAGAAACTTCAACCCAACCAATTCTTGACGCATCAGAACCAGAAACAGAGTAGTAATCTTTAATAATAATTGGTTTATTAGAAAAAGATTTAAACTGTGGTTCATTTGATTGTCTTGAACTAGAAGCGTCTCCAGTATTACCTGCTGCTGGAGCATCATCATAATAAGATCTACCTTTTGCATATTCAGATCCGTAAACCATAACTGTTACAGTATCAGTAGCTGCAAATCCAACATCTTCTAAGTCACCTGCTGTATTACCAGCATTGTAAACAGCAACACAAACATCATCAGCTGATACAGCTGTAACGATACATTGTGTTGTATATTGAGAACTAGCTACTAAAAGTAAGTCATTAACTCTAATACCGTGATCTATAGCTGATGTAGATGTTGCGTTTCCATCAATATCTGTATCTATTTCTATAGTACCACCTGGTTCGTTATTGTTATGATCTTGATTTTGGTGATCTTTCACATTACCTACGTAAGATAAGTGTAATCTACCTTGTTCAGACCAAACGACTTGATCAGCCGTCATAGCCTCTTCAGCTCCTACTTGTTCAAGAAATCCTGAAACGGTTCTGTTTCCAAAAACCTCAGCTTCTTTTTCCATAAGATCTGGTACATATTGTTGAGCCCAAGTATTATCCGTTGTGCCCGTAAAGTCTAGATAATTTGAATTAAGTGTCTGCTTAGTTGGTGCTGGCACGCTATTCAAATTACTTCCTGCAGTAATTGCCATAATTAATTTATTTTAAAGTTTTATTTTTTATTTTTAATCTTAAACTTAAAATCCTTAGTATTGTCCCCTAAAACTCTAACTTTGATACCGCCTGCCTCAATTTGTCCATGTGTTTGCCTAGCGTTCACATTTATATTTTTATCTTTAGCAGCAGTATCTTTGATTGCATCTGCCTTGCCTTGCTCATAAAAGTGCTTAGCAATAGTATCTGCGTTCATAGCTGTAAATAAAGATTTATGATATCCCGCCGCATCTTTAATAGTTACTTTATCTTCTCCAACAAACTTGTTGACGAAATTATTAAGATCGCTTTGAGTTGTTTTAACTTTATCTACATCTTTAACGTTAAATCTAAACTTTTTATCTCCAACTTGATAATCAAAACCTTTGAAATTCTCATTAAATAGATTATTAGTTTTATTTAAAAACGCTCTTTTTGAAGTTTCGGCTTTTTTGGTTTGTACTTCGGATTCCTTATTATATCTATTAAAGAAGTCAATAGCTTTCTGTTGTTCAGAGGTCAACTTTGACCCAGCCTTGATATCTTCATAGTATTTAGACTTTTGCCTGTCTAAGTGGGCTCTAGCCTCGGCAACTTGCTCTTTGAGGGCTATTTTCTTTTTACGTATTGTTTTTTCATCATCTAAATCTTCATCTACGCCAAAAGAATCTTCTAATAAAAATCCTCTTTCTTCAGGTGATAAATGAGATTTTGTTGAACGGTAATATTCATCCAATACTTCAGAGTCATCCATTTTTGAAATATCTCTGTTTAAGTTTACGTAGTCATTTAAATCACCACCAGTTTCATTCATAAAGTCTATAACTTTTTGTAATTTTTCTGGAAGGGGATTCTCTTTTACTTCTGCCTTAATAGTTTCTTCTGTAGGACTTACCTCAACCTCAACTACCTCCTCGTCTGTAACTTCCTGTATAACAGGTACTTCTTCTTTTACTTCTTCTTCTTTTTCTTCTACCTTATCTACTTTTGGTTCCTCATTGACTACGACCACCTCTTCTTCTTTAGCGGGTTGTTGCTCAACCTCTTCGCTTTTTGATTCCTTTGGTGGTTTTGATAAATCAACTTTAGTAATACTTTCTTCTATTTTACTAGGTTTCATTTTTACTCTAGTAACATTATCATTAGTATTACTTTTTGTTTTTGTTTCTTTTAAATTTTTAGTCTCTTCGACTTTATTTTCTTTTTCTTTTGCCATAATAAAATTTTATAAAATATTAAAAATTAGGATTAAAACCGACCAATGCCAGCATCTCCTGTAATTATATCATTACCTGATGATTCAAACTTTTTAAGTGAATCACTCTGTTTTCTTTGCTCTATCATATCTTTTTGATGAGCAGCTTGTCTATCTACTCTTTGATCTTTTCTATCTTCTCGAGCAATTTCTAACTGCCCAGCCATTTCTCTTTCTTCATCTTTTGTTGATGCATTAAGTTCAAACTCAAATTGCATTAATTCTTTTTTTAATCTAACTTCTTGTTGTAGATATTGAATTTTTAAATTATTTTTAGTTTGTTCAAGTTTAACTTCAGCTTCAATTTTTGCGTCATTTTTTTGCATCTCAACTTGAGCTGCCATTTGCTGTGCTTGTTGGTTTGCTTGAGCTTGAGCCTGCATATTCTGCTGCTGCATTAACTGATCTCTTTGTAACTTCTTTTTCTTTTTAACTTTCAATAATTGATTAGCTAATTTTAAATTTCTTACTTCTCTTAAGTCAATAGCGTCATCTAAGTCAATTAATTTTTGAGATAATGCAACCTGTATATTATTTTCTAACATTTGCTTTTCTTCATCATCTGGTAATAACTCTATAAATATACCAAAGTCATAAAGATGTAAATTTTTCATTTCTTCAAGAGTAGCAACGTTATGTGCTCCAAGAGCATTTATAAACGCTTCTTTAGTTGGAGAATATTCTATTATATCAGATATTCTTAACGATAAGCACT